CTTTATATATTTTCTTTCTCTCAAAACCCTTAGTAATTCGTAAATCAATTTCTCTCTATGATAATCCTCACCACCTTTAAATCCTGTCCAATGTTCATACTCGTGAATACCAATGAATCTCATACTATCTAAAAATTCTCTTCGTCTGATATCATTATGATACTCATCTATTACTACTACTTTATATTCATTTGGATGTGATAATAATTCTGCCCCACCAAATAGTGCTTCATCATCAGGGTGTGCTACTATCATTATCTTATCAATCACAATAAACTGCCTCCATATTATCGTGAAGTTGTAAAATTGATGCTGGTAGTTCTTCACTTAATCTACCAAACATCGCCTTATCTAAAATCCTTTGTTTATGTTTTCCATTTGCCATCATTACAATTCTCTTAGAACTCATAATTGGTTTCATTCCCATAGTGATTGCCTGTGTTGGAACATCCTCTATGTTATCAAAAAGTCTTGAATTATCTTTAATTGTTTCTTCCGTTAAATCTACAATCCTTGTTTCTGATTCAAATGAAGAACCTGGTTCATTAAATGCTATATGTCCATTACCACCAATACCTAATAAACATAAATCAACATTAAATCCATACTCTGTATCATGTTCTTTTTTTGGAAAATGAACATTATCTGAATTAATATTTATGTGTTCAAATAAATTAACCATCATAAAATGTAAATAACTTTGTTCTGGGTCTATGTTATCAATATATTCATCTAAATTATATGTAGTTGCCTCACTCCAATCTAATTTTCTTTTTACCAACTCTTTATATAATCCAATTGGTGTAGTACCTGTTGGTAATATAAATGTTGAGTTTGGTTTTTCTTTTAATTGTTTTTCAACTATATTGGCAACATAAGATGATAGTTTCTCATAATTAATAAATAACTTAACCTCACTCATTCCAATATATCTCTCCCCACAATTTAGTGGTTTCTGGAAAACATTCCAACATAATTTCTTTCATAGCTTTTGCGTAATCTTGTATCTCTACTTGTGATGTTGGTTCATCTCTTAACTCTATAAAATTCATTACACTCTGAAATGATGCTGTCCACCAAACTTTTGTATAAAGAGTTAATGGTAAAATACTTCTTGCCTGTTCTTTTGCCATACCACCCTTTAACATCTCTTTATAAGCAGATATTACATTTTGTTGAGAGATAGTCCATAGTTGTTTCATATGTTTTTGATTATCAACCAATCCATCACTAGCCTGTTTGTTATCTTCTGATTGTTTACGAAACTCTGTTGGTTCATAGAACTCATTATAAGGAACATACCTACCACTAATCTCATTCCAAGCATGGTCTTTTGTTGGATGGTCTGATGTGGTTTCTATTCCAACTACATGCTTATACCATTGTCTCATTACAAACTCTGGTGCTTTAATAATAACTTGAATATGTTGATGTCGAAATGGTGAAAAGTGTTTATGTTTAATTAAAAATTTAGATAATTTTCTATCTTTATTTTCAAATTTATCACTTCTACCACCAAATGATACACGAGCGGCGTTAACTGGTGTTAAATCATCTCCAAGTGTATCAACTAACTCAATATATCCTTTATCTAATACATCGATTTTCATCACGCATCTCCTTTGGATTTTATAAGTTCTGTTAATTCTGTAGTTCTAAGATTCTTATATGATTTGGCATACTCTCTACCATCTTTGGTAAATTTAACCCAATAAATCAAATAGATTGTTTTTAAAATGTTTTTTATGAAATACATAACCTTTATTAATAATATATATAACTTTAATTTCTCTTATTCACTATTTTCTTGCGATTGTTTCTTTTTATTTTCAATTTGTTTATTAACGAATGAAACAAAATTCATATTACCTGTTTTTTGAATACTTTGCACTAACTTTGTTTCTTCACTTTGTTCAGGGTCAACTTGAGCTAACATAGAATCCATATCAATTCTCAATGTACCTTCAATCTTTGTAGTCCAACCTGTAGTAGATAATTCATGTTCTAAACCACTAACTTGGAATAAACCAAACTCTCTATATCTCTTTGGTAAATAATCTACCGCAAATATATCAAACAATCTTATACCACCAATTCCTGGCATTGAAAAACTAATACTAAATGGTACTAATGGTGATACATTCTTTAAACTATCAGGAGTAAAATTTAAAATGTATAACAATCCCTTATTATATACATCTACTAATTCACCATCAGGACTATATAATAGTGTTGATGGTTCTTCTCCAACGGCTTTCATTTGTTCAGCCAATTTTGCTTCAGCAGTTTCTGCCTGTTTTTGTTTATCCTTTTCATCTTTAGAAGTTCCAGCCTTTCGAGTATCATTTGGCATATTCTGAACTACCAATTTACCATCTTTTAAAATTACTTGTTGTGCTCCCGATTTTCCATCACCAACAAATATCGGATGTATATCCTTTACATGCTCGTCTTTTAATTTTTTCAAATCTTCTTCAGAAAGTTCATTGGCATCCATTGGTGCAACTTCAGTATTTGATAATGAAGCCAAAGCTTGTATTGCAAGATTCTCTGGATTGTGTGTAGTTTCTTCACCCTTTAATGTATAATTTTTATTACTATGATATATAGCTTGAGAAACCATACCAGCGTTCATTCTAACATCTAAACTAAAATCTTTAAACATTGAACGATTACTATAAAGTGGAAATACAAAAGTTCTATTAGGACTTGAAGGTGTACTTTTAGCTGTAGATGAAAGTGCTGGATTAACATCTTTTATTTTAACTTCAACTGAATGATTATCCATAATTGCAATCTGTCCATTATTATTTTGGTCTTGCACTACTCTAAAATCCCAATAACCACCATATAAATAAGATACAGAACTCCAAAAACTTTCTAATCCAGCTTGTAATGTACTAATTCCAGTAAAATGTGATTTGTAATACGCCGAACTAAATACAAAATTTCTTATGATACCCTTTTCCGAATCTTCTGAATCTTTAAATGTATCAAATTGGTCTTTAATATCACTAAAAGTTTGATAGAGATTCTTATATTTTTTTCTCATCTCTTCATCTTCTATAATTTGTTCTTCACCACCAATTTCATATGCACCACTTTCACCTATATCTTTTAAAGTAGATAATCCTTCTATCTTTTCTGGAATAATAACATGAATAGATTTGGTATATAAATTTTTAGAACTATTTCTACATTTCGAATCACCATCTATTTTTTCAAAAGTATCTTCATCACCTGGTGTGCTTTGATATCTAAATCCTTTACTTTGTATAAAAGTAGTTAAGTCATTTTCAGATACTACTTCACCATCTGCAAACTTTTTACTTGTTGTTCCAAAAAAGGTATTTAAGATAGTATCTTCAAAGAATCCCCAACTACACCACGCCTTACCATTATCAGAATTATAATAAACTCTATCATCCTTATCTATAAAAGTTTTAAGATAATCATCAAAGTTTTCCATAGCACCTATCATTTTTGCTTGACCTTCTTCAAAGGCTTCTTCTGCCTCTTTACTCTGTAAATCTTTAATTGCCTGAGCTGTTCCATCATCGGTTGATGTATTAGTTGGCCCTTTAAATAAAGTATGTCCCATACTTGTTAATGTTACTGAACAATCAAATTCACCATTAGTTCCTATACTCCAACTATAATTTTGGACTGTTCCTACGGCAGCATAATAATCTCCATTTGCCTCTAAAATCTTTTTTTGTATATTTTCATAATATTCTAATTGTGTTTTACCTTGTGCAGTTGTTGTTGGTGTCATTTGTGAATGTGTTCCCCACCCAAATTCTACTAAAATTGTTTTACCATGTGTTAAAAATGCTGGTTGATATATTTCTTCAAACCTTTTCATATCCCAAACTTTAAAATTAATAGTAACATTTTGGATTCCATATGAACCTTTAAATGCTGTAGTAACTCCTGTTATACCCTCATATGGTCTATGTGTTGAGTTAGGTCTATTATTATTTATATTATCTCTACTGGTAACAGCTCTATTTAATGGTTGTCCTTTTTTAAATGCACCAGATAATCTTGTAGGTTCACCCTTCATAATTTTTTTTGTTCCATCATCTGCTTCTTCAATTTTTGTAGTAGCTGATGTAACTTTAACCCAACAAGTTTTAGAAAATATTTCTGAAACTGCATTATCTACTTTTTCTACCATTGGGTCTAAAGGAGCGTAATCTCCTTGTCTGGAAAGTGCATCCATTCTTTTAAACAACTTTTTTTGAATTGGTTTTTCGATTTGATTAAATTGAAACATAATTATCCACCAAACTTGTTCATTATCTCAAAATCTGATAATATATCTCCGATTTCTTTTGGCACAATTACTTTAGAGCCAACTTTAGGTGCTAACTGGCCACTATATGGTGAATTTGCTCTTGCAATTATCCACCACAAATCTTGATTATCATAAAATCTATGAGCCAAATTAGTATAAGTATCACCCCATTTTGCACGATAAATTATATCTGTATCTTTAGAATAAATTTTTGGATAATGTGTAGTAATTTTATGTCTATCCTTTGATACAGAATCTATTTTTGTTTTTGTAAATTTATATCGTTTCATTTTCCGATTCCTTTTGACCATCCTACATCACCTGTAGTACCTGTATTTACTCTATTAGGTTGTGTTCCTTTTTTATATGGGTCTGTATTAAATGTTCCCCAAGATTTATCAGATAAACCACCATCTTTTAACCAAGGCACTTCATAATGTTTACCCAATGTATGTGGTAAGTATTTACCAACATGAACAAAATTAACACTAACACTAAAGAATTGTGGGATTTGAAATCCTTCATCAATTTCCCAAGTGCCCGTTTCATCTATGGTAATTGTTATATTATCAAAATATCCTGGAGTTGCATTAAACAAATCACCAATAGTTAAATAAATAAATGGTGTTGTTGGTCTGAATTCCTTATCACCACTTATAACTTGTTTATATGTAGGATAACCTAATCCCATTAAATAATTCATTTTCTCTTGAATGATTGGTATTTCTTGTTTAGTAAATGCCGCTACTTTGAAATCAAAAGCAACACTTCTTTCCGTTCCACTATAAATGTGAACACTATCTGGTCTACCAATGTATCTTTCTTTGGTATATTCAGGAGTGACTGTATCAGTTATAGTACCGAGTTGAGCAGGAAAAATAATATTTTTACCATTAACTGCATCTCGTATTCTAAATTTTATAAAATCTTTTGGTAAATCAGATTTTCCATCTGGACCCTTAAGCATTTTTCCAAATTTGCCACCATAAGGAACTTGTAATTGATTACTAGCACCAACTGCATATAATTTACCTTGTTCAGTTCTTATAAATCCTTTTCCTAAATTAAAGGTATCCGCTTTTTGTGTGTTTCTTTTTGGTTCAGAACCGAATAAACTACCTACAGCTGCTGTTAAATTTAATCCACCTGGTGGCTCAAAAGCCTCTTGTTCATTATCAGGTCGATTCCTCATATATGGTGCATTTATTTGTGAATTCTTTATTGGTGTGTCTTCGAAGTGTTCTGCATATCCACTATCTGGTTCATAATCTTCATATTGACCAGGTGTGTTTGGGTTTAATCCTGTAAGTCCATCAGCGTGTCTTGGTAAATGCACTCCAACTCCAGCAAGTTTAGCAACTGAACCTAATGTTCCTAATGGATTATATACTTTGGTTTCAATTCGTGCGTTACCATATAAACCAGGTATACCAGCACCATGTTGTAATAAGAATTGTTTCGCAGTCCATAATAATCCTTTAGGTGTTAATAACCATTTACCAATTCGTTCTACATCATCTATTGCTCTTTCTACATTTAATGCAATACCACCTCTAACAATACCATCATCTATTGTTCCAAAATTATTATACCCTACACCTAAATCTTTAATAATAAGTGGATGGTCACTATTCTGCCATGGTGAACTTGGTTCGGTTCTTCTTAAATCAGCATTTCCCCCACCAAAAGGCCCTTTATGAACTTCACTTAAATCTCTAACTCTAAACTCCAATTGTGGTTGAAATGCACCATATTGATGATTCTCACCAAAATCAGAAGTTTTAGCTCTGTTTGGGTTTTGTGTAATAATTTTTGATGCCACTGCATTTGCCTGTTGACCTTCTGTAGAAACACCAGAGATAGCATTATCAATACCTGTAATATAATTTACAGTCCCCTCACCATATTGTAAATTACTTGGCCATTTGTCATCAAGAAAACCAGTTTCTTTCAATCCAATATCGGCAACAAATGCACCCGCAGTCCATTGATGATTCTGGTCAAAATAATCTTGAGTTCCAACTTTAAAATCATTACTACCAAGTTGACCTGGATTCTGATATGTATTACCATCATCATCAACACCAACAAATTGTGAATCCATTAATTCTTCTCTAAATGAAGTAAATCCACTTTGGTATATATCCGACAGTATTGAAAAGTTATTACCCAAGGCCCTTTGATTATTAAAATTAAATCCACCTTGTGTCCATTTACTTCCAACATTTACAAAAGAACCATCTGTTACGAAACCAAAAAATTCTGTATGTTGTTTTTCTTGTCTATTTGCAGTAAATCCGTTTTTCTGTGCTTGTAATGCAATAGGTGATATATTATAACTATTTCCAAGATTAGATTGATTCTGAAAGTTAAATCCACTAATTGTCCATCCTGTTCCAGCAACATTATTCCATTGAACTCCTACTTCATCACTACCACCAAAACCTTTAAATTTAGTACTTTTTAATGGTTGATTTAATGTAAATCCACTTGCATGGTCATCACTAAAATAATTAACTGGACCATTCCATGATACTCCACTCATTGCTAAGTTTTCAGAAAAATTATTATAATGTAAATCATCGGTTACCAAAGGACTATCATAGTGCTTGAAATAATCTACTGGTCCTGGCCAACTAACACCACTCATTGTTAATCTTTCGGATTGAATATTATATTCTAAACCTTTTACCAAAGGACTTTGATGGTCGAAATAATCTACTGGTCCTGGAAATGTTATTCCACCCATACTATATTTTGTACCTGTTTGAGTAAATGTTGGTGGTGTTACTCCTATAAATTCACTTGGTAAACCTTCAGTTGTTCTACCTATAGTATATCCTGATTGGTGTGTATCATCAAACCTATTTACTGGTCCTGGAAACTTAACACCATCCACAGTCCATTTTATACCAGAATTCATATATGTATCTTGAGTTACACCTTTAAATTCTGATTTCATACCCTCATTTCTATTAGGTGTAAAACCTGTAGCATGGTCATCACCAAAGTAATCTTTACCACCTTTACCACCTAAGTGTTGTTTACCTACAGAGCTATAATTAAAACTCTTAATATCTTTAGTCATATCAATTAACTTAGACATATTAATCTCCACCCATTAAGTTAATTACTTCTGCTCTAGTCTTACCTGTATTATCAGCAATTTGTTGTAATAAGTTTATAAAATCTTGTGTTTGTTGTAAATTTTTCTTATCTGTTTCACTCTGTGCTTGTGCAATAACTTGTGGTAATTGTTCAAATAACTGCTTTGTAAATTCTTCAAATTGAGCTCTATCCGCCATGGCATCCATAAGATATCCTTGTTGAGTCTCGTTCATTTCTGACCACTCTTTTCTTAGAGCCTCTTGATGTGACATAATTTCTTTTTCACCTTCTTGAACACCCTCAACTGCACTTATAGCGGCCTCAGCTGTTTTTTCACCAGCCCACCAACCAGCAATACTACCACCAACTCCACCTAAAAATCCACCAATAGCCGTTCCAATTCCTGGAGCAATCATTGTTCCTATTGCGGCTCCAATTTTAGCACCACCAATACCACCAGCAACTGCACCACCAGTTCCAGCTGTTACTTTTGTGGCTTCTTTGGTTTTATCTGCTTTAGCCATTGTATCATCGGTAAGAATATTATACATATCATATCCATACAACAATGCCGCTGCCGCCATACCACCTTTTCCTCTTATACCTTTAAAACGACCACCTTTTGGTGTTTTTGGTGCTTTTGGTGCTTGTGTAGTTCCTTCAGTTTTTACAAATCTACCTGTTTTTGCATCAACTACTCTACCAGCAGAATTTATTTTTGTTCCAGGTGGTGGTGTACTTCCTGGAGCTCCCATAAATCTGTTATAACCCTTTTTACCAGCATATGCCATTACCGCTGTTAAACCACCTAAAGCGACTGTATTCAGAGCCAATGCCGCATTTGTTGCTTTTTGTGCATCAGTTAATTGTTCTTGAATTTGTTCTTCAGTTGGTTTCTTAAACTCTACTTTACCACTTGATAATCTCGCCAACTCATCTACACTTACACCAATACTATCAGCCAATGCTCTTCTCTGAATAACATTCATTTTTTGGAAAGCACCTTGACCACCAATTTGTTTCATAACATCTCGAGCAGCTCCAGCAATATCACCCTCAATTGCTAATTGTCGAGCTCTGTTAAAGTTTAATTGTTTACCAATTAATAGAGATGCCTCCATCTCTTTTTCAATACTCGATTCAAAATCTAATAATGAATTTGCAATCTTTGCGGTAGTGGCTAAATTAACACCCATCTTCTTAGCTTCAATAGCTGCCCTTGCCATTTGCTCTGCACTACCATCAGTAAAGGCCATCATATCTTCCATATTCTCTGCCAAATCTGCTACTACAACACCTGCCGCTACATCATTGAATTGTGCCATGGCCGCAACCATCTCTACAGTCGATAATGAAGCTGACATAGATTCACCAGTAACAACTGAAAAATTCTTAGCAAGTTGAGTAGCATCTTCTGGAAGAACTCCCATATATTTTTGTAAATTAGCTACTTGTTTGACAGTATCTACAGATACATCAGATAATTTTCCTGTTGCATTTATAATAGAGGCACCAATTTCTTTTCTATCTATACCCAACATCCAATCTTCAAAGTAATCTGTTCCAAGTTTCATACCTTGCCACAAATAACCATCTTTACCAAGAAAACCATCTAACTTTGATAAAGAATTTACATCATAAATTTCTTTATTAAAATCTTGTGCCTGTTTCATAGACAGTTTCATTGAATCACGAATATCCATATTCATTTCTAAAACTTTTTTAAATGCCGCAACCATTGCAACAATAGCGGCAATTGCTATTAACCAGGGATTTCTCATCATGGCACTCATAAACAATTGAGCCTGTTTTGCCATATCCTTCATACCTTCGGTGGTCATTCCTATATTATTAAGTAACCTATCAGACAAGTCTCTTTGAACTTGCATTTTTTCTGCAACCAATGATGTTGCAACATGAGCTTTTTCCGCTAAGTCATATTCAGCTTTTGCATCCTTATATGCCTGTTGACCTTCTTTAGTTTTATCTTGTGCCATTATCAAGATTTTTTCTTGAATCTCTTTTAATTGTTCAGTATTACCTGCTATATCATAGGATAATAATTTTTCTTTATTATTAGTTTTTAAAATCTCATTTCGAATTGAAGATGTTTCTGTTAAAATAGTATAAATATCAGATGCCTGGTCATGTTGATACTTTACTGCCCTATTAACACTATCCAAAACATCTTTTTCTTTAATAACGAGTTTTATATGTTCACCAGCATTACCAATCAATCTTCTTTGTGTATTTGATTGTTTTTTGTATTCATTTCCAATGGCCTTTTGTTCATCATACTCCATCTTCTTCATATTATACATCTCTTTTGTCATATCAAGCTCACTTTGAGCCATATCTTTGGCATCTCCTTTTAATTTATTTATTCTTTCTTGTTCCTTTTTAATATCACCAGCTTCTTGTTTGAGTTCTTCACCCAAGCGCACTTCTTCCCTTTTAGCATCTATTATTTGTTGTGGTGTATATTTGGCCATGATTTAATTATAGTTTAACGAGCTTATCGAAGGCCATATTTTTTAGCCATCTTCTCGTAATAATCTTTGTCGGTTTTTAATCTTAGTATAGATTTTTTTAATCGTGGGTCTTGTAATCTCATTATTTTATTAAGGTCATTACTTGTAATTTTTTGTATTTGTTTAAGTAATGACTGTATAAAACCCTCGACAGTCAATTTCTTCTTCATAGTATTATCCTTGAATTTAGATGTGAATATTCAATAATAAATATCATAAACCTAATTTTTCTTTTGAAGGTGTGGTGGTAAATTTGAACTTTGTGATTGAGCCCGTTTAGTGTGCTCAGTCTCTTTTTTCTTTACATCAACTAATTGTTTTAAATAGAATTTTCTTAAATAGACGGGCATTCTATAGACGTCAGAATGGACGAACCCGTTTCCGTATTGGATTAAATTAAATATTTCTTCGTGTATTAAAGTCTTGTGTTTAGCTGTCAGGCCAAAAAAACCCAATCCCTATCGGTATGTTGACCGTATGGGATTCTCCTATCTGACTCTCATATTCTTGTTCGAATAACACATCTGGTGTAACTGATGTTACATACTTACGAAACTCTTTTGTATCTAATGCAAGAAATCGATTATCTACAAATTCATTAATAGATGATTGTTTATTATCACCATCTACTGAAATAATTTGTTTTTTCAATCGAGTTGTAAGTTCGTTTGATACACCTGTTGCTTTAGTTAACTTCTCGTAAGATTTAACTTCTTTTGCGATATCATTCTCATCTTTATGTGTTAACAACCTAAACTCTAAAGTATTTCCTGATTTTGGTGTTTTGAATGAAAATTTATTACCATTCTTAAACACTTTATCATCTATCTCACGAGTTTCTAATGTCGTTAAATTAAAAGAATGTTCAACTTCTAAACCCGTATCAGGGTCTTCCATTTTAACTTGATATTCTGGACCATATCCTAAAACTCTTGTTCCTACCATAAGTGCATTTTTATCACCGATTAACATATCATCTAATGAAACTTTATCATCTGCAATAACACTTGTTAATAGTTTATCTATTACTAATCCTTTTTGTATAAGATTTGTAGAAGTTAGAATATCTTCCTCTTTTGCTGTCATATATTTGACATCTATTGTTCCTGAACGAAGCGGACTATCCTTTGGATAAAGTAAACCTTTTGAAGGAAGTGCCAAAACTTCGGTCGGAAAATCGTACTGATTTTCAGCCATTTTTATCTCCTAATGAAAATTGTATTTAAAACCATATGTATATAACTATTAATTTACTTTCGTAAAATCAAATTTATTTTTTGAAAATTTTCTCTGCCCCTGCAATACCAAAACTACCCAATGCAGTAAATAAGAATGAATTGTAAACAACATCGTTGATTACTAAATCTTTTCCAAGAATACCTGTAACAACATCTGCACCTGCAAATATTACCATTACAGCAAATGCACCAAATCCGATTATAGATTTTTCATTATAATCGTTGTCGTCTTTGAATATATCTTTAAACGCCATCGTATTTTCCTTATAGTTTTAGAACGATAATACTGCGTAATCGTAACGAAGTGTTAACGAAATATCAGCAACATCAGTTCCGTTAGCAAAATCTAAGTCATTGAAGTTTGCTGTTTGTATGAAAGCACCTTTCAATACCCATTCTTCAACTTTATCACCAACTGGACCTAAAAGATTGAATTTGATTTCTTTCTTATAAAAATCTGAATATCCATCACGACCTGTTACTGATTCGTGGTGTAATCTTACCCACTCCATAACAGCTTGTGCTCCACTTGGAACGATTGGGTCATATAGAGTAACTTCTAAAGGCTCCCATGTTCCTTTACCTTTTACAAATCTCTTAACATTGATATGATTAAGTTCGATTTCCTCAAAAGTAATTTGTGGACGATTCATTGTTTTTACAAAATAAGAAGGTATACCCTCGATATACATTACGAATCGGTTCTTAGTTTTCGGTTCAAACGGGGTAAAAAATATTTCGTCTGCATCAAGTATTTGGGCCATTTTATTCTCCTAATAATTTTGCCTATATTAAATTTTCTTCGTTAATAAATATCAAGAAACGAAAAAAAGATGTAAATAGCAGTAATTTATCATATCATTCTTTGAAGTTTTTTCGAAGTTTTTAAAAAAAGACTTGACTTGTATTGTTTTTCTTCGTATATTAAGGTGTTGATTGAGTTAATAAAAAAAGGAATTGAAATTATGAATTATCTATGAATGTTACCCTGTTTGAAGTTCACCGACTCGGAGCGGTAAAAACGAACTAAGGTGTAGAATCTACCGAGACACTTGGGAAAAGTCCCACTCAAGTGTATGAAAATTTTGGGCGATGGGTTAGAGTTCCCATTGATAAAAACTCAAAAATTTGTTTCATTAGAGACCTCCTAAAAAGAAAAAACCCCCACTCAAATAGAACGGGGGTTTTTTTGTTTATAAGATAGTTTCTTTATAAGTTAAACTTACTCAGGAAACGCAGCACCTGTTGGTAATATTACGAAATCCAACACAATGAACTCTGCAGTTCTTGTAGGTTGAATAAATATTTGTCCAACAAGTTGATTTCTATCAACAACATCTGGTGTGTTGTTAGAATCATCCATTACTACTTTAAACGCACTTAAACCAGAATTAGCCTGAACTGATTCTAAGTATGGATTAACAATACCTAAGAATCTGTTTCTTGTTGCGGCTGTATTCTGTTCAAATACTAAGTATCTTGATGAAGAAGCAATGAATTTACGAAGTCTAATTAATAGTCTTCTTACATTGATTCTATCAAGTGCTGATGGTTTACCTTGTAATGTTTTTTGTCCAAACACTACAACACCTTGTCCAGGGAAAGAAGCTATTGGATTAACACGACCTTCATAGAGTCTATCTCTTTCAGTATGAGTTAATCTTGTTTTTGCTTCTAACACACTATTCAATCCACCACGATTCAAACCTGCTGGTGCGAACCATTCGTGTGCTACATTATCTGTAAAAGATATTACACCAGGTAATACTACAGAAGGTGGCACCCACATTGGTTTATCCTTTACAGGGTCAAGTATTTTAACCCAGGGATAATATACAGCGGCATAATTTGTATCAACGGATTTGATATCAGTAACAGCGTTTGCTACTGACCTTCCCCATCTTGAACCATCCATTACATAGAAAGCATCTGCTCTAGCTTCAACTTTACTAATTGCATGATTTGATACTGCATTATGATATTCGTGTATAATACCAGGTGTTACCATTAAGTTTATATCAAACTCATCAGGATTACTTACTGCATCAATTGCTCGTTTATAAGCAACTGAACCACTTGTTAGTGCTCCACTACAATCGAATCCTTGTGTGTTTGAAGTAGCAATATTATTACCTGTTGCTTTTAATAGTGCTGGTTGTTCTCCATCAAAACCATTTTGGAATGGTACAACAAACTTTAACTGAGCTTTATCAGCGGCAGATAATGTAAGTGCTGTAGAGGCATCTGCAGCTGTTTCTACATCTAACTTAGTAGCAGCATCTGCATGTCCATACATATCTTCAAGTGAGAATGCAACATTACCCCCAACCGAACCACCTGATTGTGGTAGTGGTGCAAGATATTGTTTATTATCTTCATTTGAGAATTTCCATCCATAATAAATACTTGAATCAAATTCATTCAACGATGTATTTATCTGGTCTGTTTGAAAACTTGCACTTGGTACATTTGAACCGCCTAAACAAGGATTACTTACAGCAGCAAAGCCGTGTGGTAATATGTCTTCATTGATTCCCTCAAGATTTGATGCGTAATCACTTATATAAATATGTGATGATTGATTTGGATAATCACCATTATAGGTAAGTTTACCATTTGTATCAATTGTTACATATCTATCACCAATTCTTCTTGGTGCGTAATTTGGTGAATCTTCATCAAAATTAAGTTTAGTAAATGTTTCCAAGACTGTTTCATCATCAGTTTCACCAGGAGCATTTTTCATTACTGATAGAGTAAATGTACCCCAATCATTTCCTTCTGCATCCTTGGCAACTAAATCTGAAATAGCAAGTTTAAAGTCACTATTAATACCTGTTCCATGTGAACGGGTGTTTATTTTAAATAGATTTTTTGCAGAACCACCAACTTTTTGTGATATAATATATGGTGTAGTAGCTACACTATAATCATATGTGAAATCCTCAGCCGAACTTGCACTTGCAAGAGTAACAGCAACTGCCGTTCCATTTGCTTCTGTAAGTCCATACGCTGATTGCACATGCATAAAGTTTTTATAAACATATACATTCGTATTTGTGGTTTGTGGGTCTGTACCGAAAATCTTTGTTATGTAATTATCTGAACCAGTAGCCAAACTCATAGTTTTAGCTGCTGAAGCACCAATTGTTATCTGTGAAGAAGTCCAAGTTGAACTTGCAACAGAAGCACTTGTTGGTGCACCTAAATCAAGAGATACATTATTACGAGAAGGTTTTAAAATTGCAGCTGTATATGTTCCAGCTGGCAACGAGGTCGAACCTGAGTCCGATGCTTCTACGACCATTTGTACTCTAATGTTAGAGTTCTGATAACCACCTAATCCGAGAACACGAACAATAGTTACAGTCGGTGCTCCCCCTTTGAAATATTCGCTGACAGTGTAAGGCACATAAAAACGAGTATCTAAATCACCGAAGATATTTTGGAATTCAGAGAATGAACCTATTTGAGTAGGTACAAATGCCGGCCCTTTTTGTGTAGGTCCGATAATTGCTGCTCCGATATCTGCAACACCTGCAGGTAAGAAAGATAAATCTTTTTCACGAGTAAATACACCTGGCGATACTATTCTTTCAGCCATTTATTTTCTCCTAAAAATGTTAAGTAGTTATATTTCGAATATAGATTTTACATATTCTTATATAAATATCATGTTAAATTCCCAAACGATAGTTTGTAGGGAAGTTTTTTTTATTGAGCAGGTGGTATTGGTGTGAATTCACCAGTCTCTGGGTTTAGATTACCAGGACCATACTTATCATTTAAAGTTTTAACAAGTTCTTGTTCATTTTGTTGTGCTTCAACATATTTTGTCTCTAACTCTATTTCTGCATTTTCGAGATTTTCGAGTTGTTGATTTACAAGAACTTTTCTAACTTTAATTACACCAAAATCATTCTGTATAGTTGCATAAGCATCTCTTAAATCGGTTAAACTTTTAAGTTCTTCCTCACTAAATTTAATTTGAGATGTTTCCTCAACTACTTCTGCTTCTTTGATTTCTGTTTGGTTTTCAGCCATTTTTATAACTCCTTTATATTATTGTGTTATAACTTCATTAATAAATATCAATTTAAATTCGTAAATTACGAATTTTCTTTAGGGGCAATTTTTTTCCCTAAAAGATTTTCAAGGTGCTCCACTTTTTGATTTAATGCCTTAATTCCCTCAATTAATAAAGGAACAATCTTCTCATATTTGACACCTTTGTATCCACTTGCCCGAGTAGTAACTATCTCAGGAAGTACAGCTTCAATTTCTTGAGCTTTTACTCCAATATCTTTTCCACGAAAAGTTTGTTGTTTTTCATTCCAATCAAAAGTATAACCACCAATTTTGTCAATCTTTTCTAATGGTTTCCCTATGTAAACCATATTATCTTTTAATCTTTCATCGGATGTTCCGTATGCAATAACATCACCACTTGCTTCTATTTCTGAACCTGATATCTTCGCGTTGAATTGTGCATTTCCTGCCTCTGACATATCTAATTTAAGTGCAGTTATAGTTGAACTATTATCAACACCTTTTAATAATATATCATTGTTATTACTTATTGATTTAATAACCAAATCAGAAGCAACTCTACTTAATCTACCAAATTCTGTTCCGTTATCCTCTAATCTAATTTGGGCCCCATCAGCATCAAGTGTTATATTACCTGAAACATCAAGTGTAAAATCACCTGTCTTAGTAACACTATTTAGAGCAGCATCACTACCACTCGTTATGATTTTTTTCCAACTTGGCATCTAATTCATCTCCTTATGGTTGGTTACCTTTCGGCCCACTTCCTTGTTGCCAAACAAGGCCAATAAAGTTTATTCTTCTACCCAAATTTCACCATCTTCTTCTTTGAGTCTTTGTTTTTCTTCTTGTTGAATATCATTTATCTGTTCTTTAACTACATCATCTTTCGATTTTGTTTTCTTAATAATAGCTTCTTTTCTATTCAACAATTGGTATTGTGATTTAAGTTTAGTAACAACTTCCATCGCAATACCCAAGTGTTTACCTGGAATCATAGAGTTCTTAATCATTTCGAATAAGAATTCAATTTCTTCTTTCTTAAACTTAGCTACTTCATTCACTATGCTCTTTACATTACCTTTAACATTTACTGCCATTTTTTGTAACCCTTTAAATTAATTAACTATAAATCCAAATATCTCCATTTGAAGTATTAACATGCATCATACCGATTCTATCAGTTGCACTTGAACCAAAGTCACTTGGTGTTCCACTTGCAGCTCCTGCTGAACCACTAACACTTACTACATATTGTCTTGGTGTTATTGATGTTGCATTTTCTGCAGTATCATCAGCTTTTGTTAGAGCCCATCTTGAAGCACTATCATCATATCCAAGTGCAGTTCCAACACCTGCTGCTGTTCCCACAACTAATCCACCATCACCACTTGTTGAACCACTTGATGCGTAGATAAATCTATCTGCAACTCTCAAGTTAGCACTATCAATTGTAGTTAATGTTCCATTTACATCTAAGTTTCCAGTAATAACTACTGGCCCACTAAATGTTGCAGTATCACTTGCTTGATTACCGATTGTAAAGTTACCACCTAAATCTGTATTTAATGCAGTTGCTAAATCACTACCACCTGTGGTGTAGAATGTGTGAATTTGGTCTGCAGTTGCAAGTGCTGCTCCACCATCTGCGATTGCTGCAGTTTTGGCAGATATTGTTCTTGCGGCTGAACCATTAAATGTAGTTCCACTATTTAACTGAATAGTAGTATCATCCACAGTCAAATCATTCAAATTACTACCAAGTGAAACTCCACTAATTGTTGAGTTTGATAGTTTAGCATTTGCAATTGAACCAGCTAACATACCATTCTCAACTGATGTTGCTGCAATTGTTAAAGCACCACCTGCTGCGATTGTGGCATCTCCACTAACATCAGCAAATATACCATCTTGTAAATTACTAAAGTTAACTTTCTTTTCAGTTCCATTATCTGAAAAATGGAACATATCTTGTGTTTGATGGAAAGATGTTGAACTAAATTCACTCAAACTATCAATATCTTGAGCTACTCCAGTCAAACTACTTCCATCACCTACAAATGAACCAGTAAATGAACCAGTGATTCTACTTGCTGCTACAGTCGAATCATTTATTAATGAACCACCTGTTATAGTGCCTGTAGTGGTTATAGCGGATGAACCATTATTTATAGAACCAAAATTACTGGTTATACTTCCCGCATCTAATGCACCAACCGATGTTATTTGTGTTTGAGAAGCATCTACATTGATTACTAATGTTCCGTCACCTGTTACAGCGGTTAAACCAGTTCCAGCAACATCTGCTGCTGCCTCTACTGCCGGTCCATTAGTACCACCAACTACGATACTTCCGTTTGTTGTTAGAGCAAGGGCACCAACTGCATCTGTACCACTATCCTGTGAAATTAAAACTGCTTTATCCGAAAGGGATGATGCACCAATACCACCTTGTGCTACTGGTAATGCAGTGTCTAAAGTCAAAGAAGATAGTTCTGCAGCCGAACCACTTACTATTACTTTTCTCCATTGTGCCATTATTATTCTCCTATTTGTAGGCTATAGTTTTTCATTAATAAATATTAAGATGGTGAATTATTATACCCTAAAAACCACTCATCAGAACCACTATAATACATTCCACCTGCAACGGCAGTTGGTGGTGTGCTTCTGGCTCCTAAAACTATTACCTTATCATCTAATTGTACTGATATTTCATCACTATTATTATATAGTGTAAATAAATTATCAGAATTTGTTGCTTTTAAATCAAAGCTTGAACCACTAATACTCAAATGTGAACTACCACTCGTATTAAAGGTTACTCCATTGTAGGTGAAACCATCTGTCAAACTTAAAGTATCTATGTTTGCTGTTCCATCTACATATAAATCTTTCCATTGGAAGGTTGAACTTCCTAAATCCATTATATCATCTTTTGTTGGTGTGAATGAACCACTAATACTCAAACTACCTGTAAATTGATGAGTATCATCTATGGTATCACCGAACTTAGATGAACCACTTAATTCTTGTGTTGTTATATTGGTGATGGATGAACTAACAATATAATTGTTTGCAGTTATATCTCCATCAACATTTAATCCTGTTGCAAGTGTTGTTCCAACATATTGATAAACACTCATGTAAACTATTTCATTTGAACTTAATGCTGATTCAAATTGTAATACACCAGTTTTATAATCAAACTGATAATCATTACTTGATACTACATCACTACTACCTAATGAACCACTATTTGTTGATGTAGATTTAAAAACTTTAATACCATATCCAGGTGTTCCATCTTCAGTATTTGCGTTTGCTAATGAAGATATTGAATACTTTGGTGATATAAAATTAGTTTGTTGTCCATCTTGAATCAACTGCGGTGTTACTCCACTTGCACTTCCTGTTGGGCTCATAAAGAACCAAACATCTTCATCAACATTAGATTTAGTTAATCGATGTCTAAACCAATATTTCATTATATTATCACTTTGAGCAGTATAAATATTTCCAGTCTGTGAACTTCCACTATAAGGCAATCCACTTGAAGGTATCAAACTACCTTGTGTATAAATTTCAGATGCTTGTAAATCTAATACCGAAGTAAACGCTTCTTGTGAAGTGTTTAAATCAGCACTTGTAAATCGTCTACCACCGAGTAATCTATTTGATTTTTTTTCTTGATTAATTGCCATAATTTATCTCTTAACTAAATCCTAAACTTATTGATGTTACAGGAGATGGGTCTCCCTTATATCTAATTATCACATAAAGTTCATTATCACTTGAATCTAAATACATCCCATCAGCATTTCTTATTGGGACGGTATAATTAGTTGAACTTACACTACCACCTGTATTTCCATATAAATCTACATTACTTGAAAATGGATTCTTATGATTATCATTTGATATTCCACTCTCAATTAAGTTATCTGTAGTTGCACTTGGGTCATATATTCTACAATTTGTAATTGAAGTATTACTACCTGCACTTGTACCACTTTTTAATATCAATCCAACTGCAACTCCATCTGAAGTTGAATTCCAATTCACTAAAGTCTTACCAACATCTACTGTCATCTGGGTTCTTGTGCTACCATCTTGGAATCTTCTAACATAATATTTGTATGTTCCACTACCATGATTGTTTACATACCAATATCTATATGTTCCACCTGGGTCTACCAAGAATCCTGGTTTTACTTGTAAATCATAATTACCCAAGTGAGTTAAATCATAACTCGTAGTCCAAGCAGTTCCACTAAACGATGTAATATTATTATTTAATACTATTCTAAAATCTTCTCCACTAAATGCTTCACTTGTTCCAGTTAAACTTCCACCATCATATCCTTGAGCTCTTCCATATAATGCCAAACTTCCACTTGCTACTGGTTGTCCAAACTCACCTGCTGTATGGTATTTTATAGTTTGAGTATCTAATGTAGATTGTGAACTATTTCTATTTCTTGCTTTTGTTTGTACTTGGAAAGAAGAATCACCAAGTCCTGTTTGACTTACATTATCAGCATTTCCACTATCGTAACTAACTGATGCGGTAACTATTGCTATATCATTATATCTTGGAACACCACTATTCACTGCAGTAGTTCCATCACTTTGGAAAACTTTACCACTTGTTTGTATTGAACCACCACTTGTAGAAATTGTATCACCACTTATACTAACACTACCAAACCCAACTGAAGTAGATGACATATCCACTAATGTGGTTGATGCGGCATACATTGGATTAAACAATCCTGTAATTTTTGTTGATACTTCAAAAGTAGAGTCTAATAAGTAAGGAACTCCACTTAAACTTCTTGATGTTGCAGTTAAATTTTTGTGTGTTGTTCCAACATCTGCTAATGAATTCGTTCCGATATCACTTTCTATTTGGTCAACTGGTGCCCAAAATCTATTCTTTGTAGTTCCACTTTTAAATGTATAATTAGTTTGTGAACCACTAACTATACCAACACTCAACCCATGATATCTGTAATAACCACTCGAAGATACACTTGTCATACTTGTTTTACTTGCGTGATATTTTCTTGATAATGTACCTGTCATATCAGTTCCACCTACATCTATGAATTTACCATCTTGATATGCCGATGGAATAACTGCTGGTTGAGCTGTTACAAGTTTTGCTAATGTTAAACCATTTGATGTTCCAAAAGATGATTGTGTATAATCTCTAAATGATTGTGTGGTATATGTATTAGAACTTTCATTTGGTGATGAAACACTTCCTGTATCACTAAATGAAGCTGTAGCAATAACTCTAACACCAAATGCATTTGCAGCCCCACTACTTAAACCACCCAATCCATACAATTCTGTATCTACAGATGAACTAAATGAAGTTGAACCACCACTATTTGAATCAAAATCTATTTTATATGTAGAGGCATTATCGTGATACACCGAAATACCATTAAAAATTGTTGAACCAACACTTGCCCAACCTTTATATACTAAATAATCTAATGTAGCATTTCCTATAGAAGAATAATTTGTTGGAACATATCCATTAATTGAATCAGTACTACCTAAATTATTTTCATTAGTATCTATACTACTAAATGTTTTTGTGTTCGGTGCGGCATCTGATACATCTAATGAATGACTCATTGCACCTGCTATAAATCTTAAAATTTCACTCACATGAGTTGTATTGTTAAAATTATTAAAGTAACTTCCATCTAAACCAGTTCCCCAAGCATTAGATGTTGGATATCCATTTGTAATATTATTCGTAGTTATACCTGTAGAAGAACTTGGTTCGGCCTCTGTATAAGCAGATTGAACATTTAGAGAACCAGTAACTTCTAAATCATTTTGTGTAGATTGTATTGAACCAGTTTTTGCAAATATACCAAGTTGTCCATTTATACCACTTGGTAATATTCCTGTTATACCACTACCATCACCCTTTATATGTCCGAATGAAGCTGTTGCACTACCTGTTATATTTCCATCAATGGATAAAATTCCTGAACCACTTATAGTTCCATCCACTTCTAATGTATTTGATGGTAATGCATTATTATTTTCACCTATAAAAACTTTAGCTCCATTACCAAATACTGCTCTATTACCAGTCTGATGGTCTAATAGTAACATTTGATTATTATTAGTAACTATTCTTACTAAATTTGCACCATTGGCTTCCATCCAAGTTTGTTTGTCTGCTTCAAAATATATTCTTTGGTCTTCGTCTAATAAAATATCACCACTTGCAGTAAGAGCACCAGTTAAATTTACACCACCAGCAGTGGTTTCTAATTTTTTGTTTCCTGAATAATATAAAGAAACGGCATTAGATGCTGAAGCTCTCATAAGGTAATTTAAAGAACTACCATCTACAAAATCTAATGAATTACCTGCAAACTCTAAAGAAGAGCCAATAGCTTTAACTCTTGTGTTTACATTTACAATATTACTTGTTATGTTAGCACTTGAACTTATGTTTCCACTTGCAGTAACACTACCTTGAAAGTCAGAACTACCTACGAATGTCTGGTTTGAACCAGAAAGTGTAAACGAACCAGTAAATTTAGGATTCAGTTGTTTACTATCTATTAATGCCATATTCTTCTACTTCTTGTTTTTTCTCTACCCACCAATTTGTAATTGATTTTGAAATCTTTTTCTTATGTTGTGTGGATTTTGGTTGTTTCATTTTCTCAATCGTATCCAATGTTAATTTCCTATCGGTTTGTGCACACGATTTACACACACTATTATTACCTACTGCTCTATCAAAAGCATCTTTCCTTGTGTAAGTTAAAATCTTACTACAAGATGGACACTTTCGATTTTTTCTATTTTTCCAATGTCGTTTTCTCATACTAATAAATATCAACAAATGGTAAAACCAATGTGGGAATACCTATTTTTATGAATTAAATTTTCCCCACGCAACTACTTCATCATCACTCGATAATAAATATCCTAATGAATTTTGATTAATATGTGTTTCAAATGTTGTTCCTTTTTGCATTATCGTTAATGCATCTGGTTCCATTATCATACCATTAAGAAAGA